GAGACAATCACTAAGTGCTGTCTGGAAAGTATGAGGAGAAGTGTTAGAAGATATTCCTACATTAACCACAAAAGTATTTGTAGTTACTCCTGTAATAGTCAACCATCTACCACTAGCAGGGTCAGATGATCTTGGATAAGTCTTAGTTACACTATTGTCTAGAGCACACTTGAATGTTAATGAATTATCATCAAGTTTAATCTTATCACCATTACTAAATCCATGACCACTTAAAGTGATAGTCATTGCACCTGTAGCAGGTGTAAAGGCAGCACCAGTTGGTGTATGCTTAGTATATGGTGTCATTCCATGACCAGCAATGGTCAGTACCAATTTACCTGTTGAAGGAGTATATGATACATTAGTTGGACTATAAAGTGTACCAATTAAATCAGGTGTAGAAAGTAAATCATAGATTGCATCATCTTTAACCTGAGTTAAGAATGCAGTTTCTTCTTCCTCTTCCCAAACTCCACCCCAGTCAGCGATGGTAGAAGACCTAATCTCTTCTTCAAAGTATTCATCACCAACAAGTATTTGTAGTGCTGATTCACGACCTTGCTTACCAGAAGGTACAAGAATCTCAATTATAGTTTCAATTAAAGTATCAATAGCAGATTGAACATTAGCACAATCTTGAGCAGTATAATCAGTACTATAACCATCATCCTGAGAATCAGTTATAGTTAAATCTGTAACAGCAGGAATTATGTTTTGATCAGTAAATCTACCAACATAATGTTCTGGAGATAATTGACCAGCACCAGTACTCTGAAGTAAGTTATTAACTGCTTTCTTACAAAGGAATCCTACTCTTTCAATTGCCTCAGCAGTTTGAGCAAGTTGATCTTCAACCTCTACAATATTTTGAGATGTATCAAGGAACTTCTTAGCAGCTTCTACAGAACTGTAGTTACCACCAACAAGAAGGTCAGAAGCAATAGAGTCAACAATAAGAGTCATATCTCTGACACACTTATTCTTACCGTCAGTATCGCCACCTGGATAATTAAATACTCTGACATCATTACTACCAGCATCCTGATAAGTAAATTTCTCTTGCATTAAACCAACTGCTTCATTACCAATGTAATCCTTGTTAAAGATCATCAAATCAGCAGCATCAGCATATCTATCACCAGTTGGTGAAAGAGTACTATTCATTAAAGTAATAAGAGTATCAATAGAGGTTTTAACATTAGCACATCCACCACCATCAACAGTAATTCCAGCAGGAGGAATAATAACATTAGTAGAGTAATTAGCAACTAGAGTTCCGTCAATTGCTGCCTTAGCATAGAATGCTAAACGCTCATGAGCATATAGTGATTGTAGAAGTTGTAGTCTAATGTGAAGTATCTCACCATTAGAACCAAGATAGAATCTAAAGGCAGTAACAGTATTTGCATTACCACCATACTCTAAATCTTCTGCAATAGCATCAAGAATTAAACCAAGGTCAGTCTTACAACGTATTGTACCAAGACCAGAAGCACCACCTTCGTTTCTAGGCATATCCTGTACAAGATCAGGATAGCGATTAAGCATATCACCAGCAGTCTCGTCAACAATAACAGTTGCATTAGCACGAATTAGATTCGCGGCATCCTTATATCTGTTAAGTGCATCTGGATTTAATTGATTACTTACAAATAAGTCATCATCTGGGAATTCCTTATCACAAGTAAATTCACTAGTAACATAAGCATCAACTACACCACCACCAGTTTCACTAGTAGGAGCAGTTCTAGTTACAGTACCAAGATGATCACTTGGTGTTAATGAATCTGCATTAAAGATAGTATCAGAAATAATACCAGTGTATGTTGTGATAGCAGTTGCTACATCCTGACAATAAGGATTAGCGGTATCTGTAGTGATTGTATTATCAATTACCTGCTCATAACCATGATCACCTGTGATTGATATAGCGTCTCTACGCATCACATTGATCATGAAATCACGAACCTTACCAATTGCCCATACAGTCTCACCCTCTTCACCTGAAATATGATTAATAAGTATATTATTAGTATCTGCACGATTAACATAATATGCAGCAGTATCCCAAGACTTACTGTTACCTTCGTTACGAAGATCATAGCATATTGCCTTAACCCACTCCTTAGCATCTCTAACACACTTAGAGAATGATGGATGAGTTCTTTGAATAAAGTTAACTGAACTTGGATATTCAATTGTTCTTAAAGCACCAGGATCAGATAAAGTATCTGTCACGATCTTCATCAAAGCATCAAGACGTGCATTTGCTTCAGGATATCCACCATAAACGAATGGAATATTTGAATTAGTTTGCTGAATTTCACCGTGAGAAGTAATTGCATTATCTTCAGAACTTACAAATGTATGTGCATAACCACCACCAGTCTTAACAGCACCAGCAGCAGCACTCTGGAATACATGAGTATAGTTACCACCAGCAATTACAGCACCAGCAGATGCACCGATGAATGTATGTGCTGTAGGTGAACCTACAGAAGTAATTGGTTTTACATCAACTGTAATAGTTCCAGTCTGTGTCTCAAGACCATTAGATGAAGCACTTATAAATGTATGTTCAAAATCTCCAATACTAGTTTGACCAACTTGAACATCAAATGTATTATCAGTTATATTACTGATTGCTGTCCACTTATTACTAATAGGATCATTTCCTCTAGGATAAGTATGAAGTGTCTGATGTAAATCTTGATTACATGTAAATGTTAATGAGTTATCTAATATTCTAATCTTATCTTGATCAGTAAATCCATGATTAGCAATAGTTAGTCTTAAAATACCAGTAGAAGCAGTATATGTTGCACCTGTTACTGTGTGCTGGTTCTTACCAATAGCAGTAATAGGAAGTGCTCTCTGCCAAGCATAGTCAGCACCAGATGGTGTACCACCACTGTAACTAGAACCTGTGCCACGAGGATATGCAACCTGTACAGGTGAACCACCGTAAGTACACTGGAATGTTAATGAACTATCTGCTAGTTTAATACTCTGTGCTTCAATTAAGTCATGAGTTCCGATATTAAGTACCAAATCACCAGAGGTGAAGTTATAAGTTGCACCAGCAACATCATATAGAACTTGAGGTGATGCACCAACATTAACTGTAATTTCACCAGTCTGCTTCTTAAGAGCATTACCTACACAACTGTTAAAGGTATGAACAGAAGTATCTGGTGACTTACCAATTTGTATGTCAAATGTATGTGTTGTTAGGTTCTCAATTGGGATCCACTGAGATGCAGAAGGATCTTTTGGTCTTGGATATGAATGATATGAAGTATCACCATCTAACTTACAAGTAAACTTCAGAGCTTCGTTATCAAGTTTAACCTGATCACCAGCAACCTTAATACCATTAGAAGCAGAAGATTGCCATACATGAGTATAGTTTCCACCAGTTCTAACAACAGAAGTTAGAATACTATTGTTTACAGCATTAACGAATGTATGTGTATAGTTACCACCACTTGTTATAGCATTAGATGAAGTACCACCAACCCATGTATGTGTTGATACGTTAGAAGAAATACCAACGTTAACAGTAATAGTTGTACGAGTTACACCATCAACATAGATTGTTCTATCATAGTATGGGTCTCTCTGAATTGAAATACCATTTGCAGTAGCAGACTCAAATATATGAGTATCTGGGTTTGTAGAAGGTGCAAGATCTAAAACTTGAACTTTAAACGTAGTTGAAGTTACATCAAAAATTGGTAACCATCTACCACTAGCATAATCACTTCCACGAGGATATGAGTGGTTAGTAGCATTACCATCCTTAGCACACTTGAATGTTAATGAATTATCTGCGATCTTAATCTTCTCACCATACTTGTAACCATGAAGAGGTACAGTCAATGTCAAATGTCCTGTAGCAGGATCATATGATGCAGTATTAACTGTAGAAGTATCAATTGTATTTCTTGGATAAGTATGAGTTGTTACACCATCTGGTTCAGCGAGAGTAGCATCTTGCTGACACTTGAAGGATAACTTATCCTGTCCAATCTTAATACCTTGTCCTTTCTTAATTCCGTGGTTATGACCAACAGTAAGAACCATCTCACCTGTATTTGGTGAATAAACTGCATTAGTTACATCATGGTTAACTGTAGGTGTTGTACCAACAGGAACAGTAATTGTATTAGCATCTACAACAGTAACATCTAACCACTTGTTAGCAACTGGATCTGTTGAACGAGGATATGCATGAACAGTTTCATGATGATCCATGTCACATGTAAACTGAAGTGCATCCTCAGCAATCTTAATTCTACTTGTACTTTCAAGTCCATGACCAGTAATAGTCATCTGAAGAGTACCGTTACCAGGATTATATGTTGCAGCAGTAGGTGTTAATCCTACAGCAGGAACAAACTTATGGGCAAACTGGTTACCACCAGATCCTACATTTACATTAATAGTAATAGTAGTTGGAGTAACTCCCTTAATATTCAATGCTGCATTATAAGCAGGATCAGTTGATCTTGGATACTTATGAGTAGTAGCATAACCATCATTAGAACATGTAAATTCTAAAGATTCTTTTGCTAGTTTAATAGCAGTTCCAACCTTAAGATCGTGATTACCAATCTCAAGTACTAAATCACCACCAGTATGATCATATTCAGCATGAGCAACATGGAAATCTTTAAGAGGTGACTTACCAACATTAACTTTGAATACTGTAGTACTGTCAACATCTACATCTAACCACTTACCGAAAGTAGGATCACTCTTACGTGGATAGGTCTTATTACCAGAACCCATTGCACAACTAAATGTGAATGCACCTTCTTCAAATCTTACACGAGCACCGTTAGCAAGACTATGAACACCAGTTGTAGTAACTGACAATTCTCCAGTTGCAGGGTCGTATGTTGTTCCAGAAGCACCTGTTAGATTAGTTGGTCCACTCCAACCATGATTTTGAATATCAAGAGTTAGAACACCTGTTTCAGGATTGTACTTAGTACCAGCAGTACCAATACCAACATTCATTGTAATGTCGTTTCCAGCCTTAGTGATTGGAATAGTTCTACTCCAAGTAGCATCTGAGGTTCCTGTTCCTAATGTAGTAAAGATTGGGTCGGTTGCTCTTGGATATGCATGGTTAGTAGCATTTTGATCAAGATCACAAGTCATTGTTAGTGAACTTACCTTCATGTTAATGAAGTCACTAGCAGCAAGTGAATCTGTACCATCAGCACCAACAGTAAGAACTAGGTTACCAGTTTCAGCAGTATAAACTGCATTAGTTACTGTATAAGTATTGCCTGTAGCACTAGCATCTCTGATACCGCCACTAAGAGCAGAAACAAATGCATGGTTACCAGCAACTACTGTATGTTGAGTTTGACCAACAGCAGTAATAGGAATATTTGTGTTATGTACTGGATCAGTTGATCTTGGATAAGTCTTATTAGTATTCTGACTATCCATGTTACACTGGAATGTCAGAGAGTCAGTATCAATCTTAATAGCATTACCAACATTCATATTGTGCTTACCAATATTGAGTGTTAGATTACCATCAGCAGGAGTATATGTAGCAGCAGATACATCATGTCCGACTTCAGGAGAAGCACCAACATTAAATGTAACGTTACCATCTTGTCCTAAAAGTCCATGTGGAGCATGAGACTTGAATGTATGATTATAAGCACCACCATTGTATACAACTGCTCTTGATACACAATTGAATACCGCAGAAACAAATGTATGAACTGTATTATTAGAAGTAATTCCAACGTTAATAGCAAATGTATCTGTAGTGACCTTACCAATCTTCATCCACTTACCGCTAAATGGATCGGTCTCTCTTGGATAAGAATGCTGTGTCTTATTATCGTCAGTAGCACAAGTGAATACTAAACCAGCATCAGCAACCTTGATATATTCACCACTTGCAAATGTATGACCAGCAAGAGTTAGAGTCATCCAACCTGTAGCAGGATCATAATCAGCATCAGTTGGAGTATACTGGTTGTTAGCATTAACAAATTGATGAGTACTTGTATTGGTTGGAGTAGTACCCTGTAATGCATTAACCTTAATAATACCACTCTGATACTGAAGACCATTAGCAACAGCACTGTCAAATGAATGAACAGTAGTGTTAGAAGAAACTCCTACGTTACACTTAAAGGTATCAGCATCTACTACCGTTACTGTAATCCACTTACCACTTATAGGGTCAGTAGATCTTGGATATGCATGAGTACCACCACCAGCAGTACAAGTAAACACGATTGAACTGTCTACTATTTTAATTCTTTGACCAGAAACAAATCCATGAGCAGCAGATGTAATTGTTAATAAACCTGTAGTAGGTTCGTAAGTTGCACCAGTTGCTGTCTTAGCATTAGTTCCAATATCAGTAATCTTAAGGAACTTATTGTATGCAGGATCAGTTGTTCTTGGATATGACTTATTAGTGATGTAGTTATCACTGTTATGGTTACAAACAAAGTTTAGAGAGTTGTTTGCAATCTTAACATACTCACCAACAGAGAAGTCATGATCTCCAATAGTAAGTTCTAGAACTCCAGATGCAGGTGTATAAGATGCACCAGTAACACCAAATCCTTCAATATTTTCACCAGTACCAGTTTCAATACAGTTATTATCAGCACGAACAAATGTATGTCCAGATGTATTAGAAGATACACCAACGTTAACAGTAATCTTACTGTCTCTTCTTATAATACCATTTGCAGCAACTGCTGTACAGTTATGATTAGAAGTGTCTGAAGACTTACCTATTTGAACATCAAAACTATCTGTAGCAACAGCATCAATACGTAACCATTGACCACTAGCAGGGTCAGTTGGACGTGGATATAGATGATTACTACCGTAACTATCAGTATTACACTGGAAGGTTAAGGACTCATCAACAATCTTAACGTATTCACCGACAGTGAAATTATGACCTGTTTGTCCAATTGTTAGAACACCTGTAGTAGGTTCGTAGTCAGTATCTGACTGAGCAGCAGTATATGGTGTACCTTCATACTTAATAGGAATTGAAGTATCATATACTTTGTCACGTTTCTGTTGAATACCATCAGCAACACCAGAAACAAATGTATGAGTGTAGTTACCACCAGTCTGTACAGCACCAGCAGAAGCAGAAACGAATCTATGCTCTGTCTGATCTGTTGAAGGAGCAGATGGAAGAACCTGCATACTAATAGTCATGTCCTGACCAGTAACACATCCAGCAGTACAAGATACGAAAGTATGCTCTGTTGCGTTAGTAGAAGGTACAGAAGCAAGAATCTGAACATCAAATGTATCAGGAGTTCTATTGAATACAGTTAACCACTTACCACTTGATTCATCAGTTGCTCTTGGATAAGAATGTACTGTGTCATGATTGTCATGATCACATGTAAAGCTAAGAGCATTGTTTGCAATCTTGATCTTATCACCATTCTGTACAGGATGATCCTTAATAGTTAAGGTTACATGACCTGTATTAGGATTATAATCAGCAAATGTAGGTGTTAAAACAGCATCGCCAACCGCAGTGATAGCAATGGAAGTGTTGTATGTAGCACTATCATTACCATTATTTCTAGGATAAGTCTTAGTTGTTGCGTGATTATCGTTGTTATAATCACAAGTAAATGTTAATGAATCCTGAGCAAGTTTAATTGCATCACCCGCAACCATTCCATGAGTACCAATGGTAAGTTCCATGATACCTGTGGTTGGGTTGTATGCAGCATCAGTTGGTGTATAGTTTACAGCAGGTGACTTACCTACATTAACAGTAAATCTTGTTGTACTAGGAACACTCTCAACTTGTAACCACTTATCATATGTTGGGTCAGTCTGACGTGGATATGCCTTATTAGAACTACCACCGTCCATTGTGCAATTAAATGTGATTGCACCTTCATTAAACTTGATCCAATCACCTACTTGCATACCATGTGTAGCAGCAGTAGTAACATCTAAAACACCAGTTAAAGGAGCATAAGTTGAACCAGATGCTGCCTGATGAGTATCAATAGCTGTACGAGGATAAGTATGCTCAGTAGCATTACTATCTAAAGCACAAGTCCAAACTAATGAATTGGGTTGAATCTTAATTGTCTGACCAGCAGCAAGACTATGAGTACCAATATCAAGTACCATATCTCCTGTAGTAGGATCATAAGTACCAGCAGAAGGAGTAAATGTGTATGATAAACTCTTACCTACATTAACTTCAAAACTGTCTGGATTTGAATTAGAAATCTTTAACCAACGACCATTCCAAGGATCAGTTGTTCTTGGATAGTTATGATCAGTATGATGATCATCTTGATCACATGTGAATACTAATGACTTACCAAGAATCTGAACACTATTACCATCTACAAATTTATGTCCAGGAACCCATAACTGAAGTATTCCAGTCTCAGGATCATAAGTTGCATTATCTATAGTATGAGATGTAATACCAACTTCTTTAATTGCATTCTTACGTAAGTATGATTGATCTTCAAGACGAGGATATGTGTGCTCAGACTTATTACCGTCCATTGCACAAGTAAACTTCAATGAGTTAGCAGTAACACATGCACTACCATTAGAACGAGTAGAGTTAACTATAAAGTTGTGTGATTTACCAATATCTACTGTAAGATCACCAGATACAGGTTCATAAGTTGCATCAGATGCCTTAAATCCATTATACTGAAGAACTGGAGAGTTGTTGATTACTCTCTTAGCAATATCTCTTGCTTCATTAAATACACGAATTGAGAAACTTTCTTTACCCTTAAGGTGATCAAGTTTAGCATTATTAACATATAATTTAGCAGCATCATAGGTCTTATTGTTAAAACCATATGTTAGGTTATAAGAAATATTACGAATAATATCTTTTACGTCATCCTTACAATCTATAGGACCAGTTCCTGGAGGTGGTTCTGGTGAAATACGATCATATGCTTCAGCAGCAATGAAATCTAAGTTACTATTGATAACATCGTAGAATTCCTTACCGTAAGTAATAGGTACTTCAGTATCAGGATGAGGAATGTGTAATTTAACAAACTCTTTATCAGTCTGATAAATTGCTTCATTAGCAATCAATTCAACGTTGTTTAATATCTCAGTTGAAGCATCAAAGAATCTGAAGGTAGTATCTCCAGTTAAGAACTGATCACCTTCGTTCCATGTAGGTACTCCAGACCAATCTTGGAAAGTAGTAGATAGGTTAGCACCATCAAAGTGTACTAAGAGGAGAGTATTAATATCTCCTTGATGCATATAAGTTGCATTAGTAAAGTTAGTAGTGTAACGCTTATTATTAGATACTCTTAATTCATCAACATATCCTTGGAACTGGTTAGCAGCAGCGTGATCTGCACCAACCTTAATTGGTTTTGTAGTACCATAATCAGTAGCATTAGACCAAGTAGAACCTACCTGAGTTCCATCTAAGAACATTCTATGATTGTTTCCGTCTCTAGAAACTGCTACATGATGCCATGTATTTTGAGTTACAGTACCACCAGTAATTACATCAGCACCACTAACATGGTATTCTAATCCAGTACCATCAAGTCTTATGCAAGGTGATGCTTCTGAAGCTTGAGTTCTAAAGTCAATTAAATGCTGAGTACCAGTAACACTAGCAGCATAGAACCAACACTCAACTGTCCACTCACCATTTCCAAAACCAAATTCAGTTGAAGTTGGAACTGAAACATAAGCAGAACCATTCAAATATAGAGATGCACTACCAAATTTCTTCTGTAGAGTTGCATTAATAGCACCACTTTGAGCAACAGGAACGTGTAAATCTGTACTACGACGTGCTACCTTACCAAGATAAAGGTATTTACGTGCATAGTTAGTACCAATTACTTGAGCAGTACCATTCTCACTACGGATAATATCACCAGTTAAAATTAAACCATCAGGAGTAACTTTAGGTTCATCATATGCAAGTTTGTATAGACGAACTGTTTCTCCATCAATTAAATCACCTGAGATGTTAGAGTAGTTAACAATGTGGTTACGAATATCTTCGTCAACTGTAAACGTACCAGCAGAATTATTATATTCTAGAATTAGGTTACTTACAACTTCAGAATTAGGGAACTTACTATTAAATTCAGTATTCTTATCATTAACATCAGTTAGTTGTAACTGAGTCTGTGAAACATTATCAAGAATAACGTTCTGGAAATTAATATTAGTAATTCTGTTGAATACTAATCCTTGGAAAGTAGATCCTTCAGAAATAATAACTTGGTTATTTGGTTCATTAGTTACAGGATCTCTGTATGCAGAAATACCAATAACTTCAGCAACAATATTACTCTTCTGACCAATGATTATATCACCAATAACAATATCAAATAAACCAGCAGTAGACTGATAAGTACCAGCAGTCTTACTTAATAATACAGTATCTCCAATCTCAATAGTTGTTCCAAAGACATTACTATCAGTTTGGTGACCTACAACAGCAGTTCCATCAACACCTCTGTTAGCAGTAACAGTGTTACCAACTATAGTTGCCACCTCAAATCTCTCAGAATCAATCTGATAAACTCCACCAGTATTAGCAACAATAGTAACAGTAGCATCTTGATTACCACCACCACTAATTGTAATTACATCTCCAAGAGCATATCCTGTACCACGTTCCTTAATCTTAGTTGCAGTTATTACTCCACTACCATCTGCATCAACAGTAACAGTCATTCCAGTACCAGATCCACCTGATGTAGATACACCATCAATATTATCAATGTATCCAGTACCAGCAGTAGTTAATGTTACCTTAGAAAGTGCATATCCAGAAGCAACATCAAATGTGTTACCAGATGCAGAAAGACCAGCAGGGATAGTAGTTAGAACCTGACCATTATCACCTTCTAGGTTAACTCTTTCAATCTTAGCATTGTCCCCTCTAAGGTTCTCAATATCTTCTTTAAACTGGAATAAGTTAGTATTTGTGATAGGATCAATACTATCAACGTTTGCAGTAAATCCTGTAGCAGATGAAGTGATAGCCTCACCTTCATATGTAAGAGTTGTAGCAGGATCATCAACCTGGAAAGGTTGACCAGCAGTAGTCTTATAATAGAAGTCAACAGTTGTTAAACCAGTAGCAACAACAATTGCCTCATAATCAGTTATAATACCTCTAATAGTACCACCTACAAGTGGGAAAATACCAGAAATAGTACTTAAATTCGCTCTATAAAGAGTTTTAAACTCTAATGTAGCATTTGAATACTGAACATTAGCAGGAGGTTGAGGTGGTGATGAGAATACAACATTTGATCCCTGAACAGTAAATGCATCTCCAGGAGACTGTACAATACCATTCAAACTAATTAAGAGTTGATTAGCAGATGCAATAACAGGTTCTGTTACAACATTACCATCTTGGTTAATATTTTGAACAGTCAATCCAAATGAGATCTTCTCGCCATCAAACTGATCTGAAATATCATTAATCTTCTGAACAGTAGAAGTTAGAATCTGCTCAGAAGAAGTCAAATTCTTCTGTCTGAAACGAACCTCAGTGTTATCAAATTCCGTATAAACTGGTTCAACTAGAGTAAAGTTCTGTAGATTTGGAACAATAGCAGATTCTGCAAGGTTAACTGACTTAGTAAGTTCAAATGCAGTCTCTTTGTTCTCAATAGTTGATTTTTCAACTAATCCCAATTCACCAAATACCTTAAATCCAGCAGGGTGAACGTTAGTAATAAGGATGTCTCTCCAGTCAGATATTGAAACAGGAGCCTTAACACTATAGGAGAAGTCCTGATAGAAATAAGAGTCTTGAATCTTCTGAATGATTTCTGAAGGTTTACCTACATCATCAACGAATCTACCTGGAGTTGTAGTGATAGCACCAACTTCTAGGACACCCTTAGCAATACTAAAGTTATCAATTGTACCAGATGCCTTGGAAATAGTACCAGTAACAATCTGATTCTTACTAAATGTACCAGTATAATCAACAATCTTAAGAATTCTAGGTCCAATTTGCCAACCATCATTCTCTGAAACGTATCCAGTTGCAGTTGCATTTTCTAATGTATCACCTTGATAGATCAATTCACCAGCAAGGAAACGACCAGTAACAACGTTTGCAGTAGCAGCACCACCGAATGAATCTGTTAAAACGACCTGTCTACCAGTACCAGCATTAGTATATGAAATATAATCACCAATTGCAGCATTATCTTTAGTAATTGCTAAACGCAATTGATCATTTTCTAGTGAATTACTAATACCAGAAATAGCATAATATGTTGTATTGGCATTCAATCTACCGAAAGATGAGATTGGTAGTTCTGGATCATCTCCACTACCATCATCATTAGAAGTTAATGTTACAGCAGAACCATTTACAATACCATGTGGGAACGAGAATTGTAGTAAATTAAGGTCAAGGTTAACAACATAGTTAAAGGATGACTTCAAAGTTACAGCAGGTTGTGAGGAGTAACCTGCACCTGGATCCTTAACTTCAATAGCATCAATACGTCCGTTCTTAATAGATGCCTCAGCAGTTGCTCCTGAACCTCCACCACCAGCAATAATAACAGCAGGAGGGGTAGCATATCCAGAACCTGGGTCAGTAACAGTAATACTATCCAGTATGTTTGTACTAGTTAACTGAACGTTGACTGGGAATGTGATTTCAGGACGTAATGTATAGTCATGAGTATAATCAAAACCGAAGTTGTTGTTCTTAAGTTTCTTAATCTTACCGATCTTATCTGCTTTAACGAAGACAGATGCACCAGTTCCATTTGGAGGAATAACAACAGTTAATTCTGCACCAGAACCAGTAAGTCCAGCACCTAAAATACCAGTGATAGACTCAATGTCAATAGTTGCAGTAGTATAATTCTTACCTGGATCAGTAACGATTACCTCAGCAATCTGACCTGGAATGTTGTTACCTTCATCATCCTCACCATCAGCAACAGTAATATTAACCTTACCACCTTCTCCATCACCACTAATAGGTACTCCAGTGTATTCTCCTACAGCATATTCAGTACCTGGTTCAGTGATTGCAACTCTTTCAATCTTACGATTGGAGACAATTTGTGAAATAACAGGTAACTTCTTGTAGAACCCACCACCATTTACTAGACGGATATCTCCAATTGGTCCAACTGCTTTAGTTGAGAATGTTGTATATTTAACTAAACTTGCTTGAGCAGTACCTTCTGGTTCCGAAGTTAATGGGAACTTAAAGATTGTATCACCAGTAGTAATAGTACCACCACTAGTAGAGTATATTACGAAATTGCCGTTATATGGTGTAGTTACAACATCCATGTAAGTACCAGCATCAACTGGAGATGTATCACCAGTTTTTGATGGATCAAAGTAATATGATATATTTGTTACATCATTATTAATAGAAATCTGAACATAAGGTTCTGGTTGGTTTCCAACCTGATAACCTGGAGTTCCAACACGAGTAATTGAGTTGAATGAATATTCTAACTTAAATAGGTTATCCTTAGAGAAGGACATGAAATATCCTTGCAAGGATGTATCACCAAGCATAAACTTATACTTGTGCTGATAATACATCTTAAGTACAGGATGCTTGGCATATATGTCAATTGCCGAAGCAGCAACAGGTAAACCAACAGCAACTGCTCGTAAACCAACAATAAATGATCTAGTGCTTAAAACATTAGTAACATTGAATGATCCATTAAATTCCTCAAGATCATTACCAGAAATTAATAGATTATCTCCAACTTTATGGCGATGTGCTTCAGCAGTAGTAAAGTAAATCTTATCAGTATTAGCAGCATCATCAAGGATTATAATCTTCTCAAGATTAGTAATTAGAGTAATCTGAGTTACAGCAGTCAATTGATTAGGTGAAGCACCAATTGTTAACTGAGTTCTATCGGCATTCCAAGAAACAGTATCTGAAGTTGGAGTAATAACACTTCCAACAATATATGGAGATCCAGCAGGTGCAGTAGCATCAATTCTTACAGTATAATCATTAATACTATATTCCTTAAATCTAGCAGATAATCCACCAGGAATGTCAAATATGAATGTACCTTGTCCAGCAGTAGCATCATGATCCTGATTAGCAAAGGTTTGTGATGCAATTTCATTAACTTCAGTTCCAGTAGATACAATTTCTCCAGTATCTTCCCAACCTACCCAATCAGTAGCAGTACCGTAACTTGCAACATATACACCAGTAGAATCACTATCTACAATAGTAGCAGTTCCTATAACCTGCCCACCAGCATTCTTTTGTTGTAATTGAGATCCAACATTAAAAGTTGCAGGTTGATTGAATGTGAATTTAAGAATATTATCTGCTTGTATAGCATCAACAGTCTGAATATAAAACTTACCCCAAGTTAGTGGAGTTGCTTTAACCTTTCTACCACCAATAGCAGGTATAGTAGCAGTTCTAGTAGACCATACATCTGTAGTAGATGATATAGTTACAGAGTCAAGTACAAGAGTTGAGTTTGCATCATTGTAGTCTAGAACCTGTAAACCTTCACCTGCAAGTGTTAATGCTCCTGGATTAATTACCTGATCAGTAACATTACTGTAGGTATATGCAGCAGTATTGAATTGCCACGTAGTATTAGTTCCAGTAAAGTCTCCTTGACGACTAGTATCAACATTCTTATCAGTCTTAAGTATTAAACTGCAATCAACAGCGTAAGTATATTTCTGGAGATAAGTATTAAAATCAGCAGTAGTAGAAGGAACTATAACCTGTATTACACGGTCAGTAATCTTAAATCCATCAACATTAAATGATCCAGCAGTGGTAACAGTCAATCCTGAAGAAGCACTCTGCCAATTAGGTGAGTTACCCATGTAAATCTTAGCAGTAGTTGCAATATTGCTATTTCCTGGAAGAGTTCCTGTACCTACTTGAGTTCCATTAGCATATACAGTATAGACATTACCATTCTTAGTTAATGCAATATGAACATAACCAACGTTGTTAATAAGAACATTATCAACACTAGCAATAGCACCAGCAGTTCTTTGAGTAGTAGCAGAAGCATACATCTCAATCCGCTTATTACTACGGTTTAACATGACCGTAATACCTGGTTCATTACCATGTCCTACACCAAATAGGATATGGTGACTAGATCCAGCAGTACCTAATCTAGTATCTTGCTGATCATTAGATTCATCAACTGAGAAGAATCCTTCAATTGTCCAATTACCATTAACATCAAATGAATCCTTGAATCCCCAAATACCTGTATTATTGCCTGGTTCTAGTTCAAAGTGAGTATCTGCCCATGCAGATCCATCCCAAGCATCAATCATCAAACCACCAGTACTACCCTTACCATTAGGAGCACCACTAGTAATATTAGAACCTTTATAGTAATCTCCAATAAGATTTCTATTAGTAATGTTACCTGTTGTATCTACAGGTTCAGTTTCACTAGTTTGTTCAAAGTTAAAGAGTCCAATGACTTCATTACGGAATGCTTGTCCTACAAAAATTGGGTCACCAGAAGCATCTGAAACAAAATCGTTAATTTCAAATCCAACTATATTTCTAGTAAATTTAACTACATTAGTAGAAATTAAAGTACCATCATACTTAATCTTGGTAATTTCACTTTGCTTACGATATGAATCATACTCAGCAGTAGATTCGTTAACCTCATAGTTACATGCAACGTTATACTGTCCGAATACATCAATATTACCACCAATTGCCTTTAAATTTCTCCAAGTAGTTCCTCCAGTAGGAGTCCAACGCTTACCCCAAACAACAGTGTCACTAGTAGTTACTTTAGTAACAATTATTGAATTTGAGTTAGATGCAGAGTATGCAGTACCAGAAACATAGAAATCTCCAAATTCGTCAATATCAAACTTAGGATCCCAGAAATTATAACTGGTTGCAGTAAAGTTAGTAACTTTGTCTACAGCAAGTTGGAATTGTTGTGCTTCACAATGTGCAATAGCAAATGACTTCTGAGGACTAGTATTAGTAGGTGCAACCTCTAAAAGAGCATAGAATTTACCATTATCAGGATTATACTTAATATCTGCTACTTTTTCAGAAGAATCGGTACTAGCGATCTTTCTCTTTTGTTGAATAAGAAGGTTTTCGTTGAATACAATCAAGAAAGCATCATAAGGGTTAGAAGTGTTAGTATTGGTATAACCACCCATACAGAACTTATTTTCACCAACCTTAGTAAGTGCAGTTACTATATCTTGACGAGTAGAACCTGAAATACCAGCAATTTCCTTCTGATACTGTATTCCTACATTAGCACCACCTGAAGATTGATTGAACTTCATCAAAACAATATCAGGGTTGTAGTTAATATTGAGTGAATTTGGTTTTGTAGTACCACTTACATATACATCTTGAGTATCACTAGTAATATCAACATATATTGCAGCAAAATCACAATAAGTATCTTGACCACTTGGTTGCTCAGATCTAGCAGTTTTAGACCAAATTAAGTCTCCAGACTGAGAATACTTAGCAACATAACCTACTCTGTTGTTATATTCATCTAATGTATTACCACAAACGTAATAATCCTTAGTAGAATTATCAGTGAATATAGAATTGGCAACAGTATTCTTTAAATTATTTGTATTGTTAAGGAAGTATTCTGCCTTCTTAAATGACTGAGGATGTGAAATTACTAATTTTGGAGCAGTAGTAAACCCATTACCAGATCTAATAATATTAAATTCTGATACAGTACCATTACCAGTATCAATTATTGGAGTAATAGCAGCATGTTGTCCTACACCATCAATTTCAACACTAATAGGTACATCATCATTATATCCAGTACCAATCTGAGTAACATTAATTTGTTCAATACCATCAACGGCTTTAACCTTATAAGTCTCTAATTCACTTGCTGAATTTGGAGTATAATCAATAAGAACTCTATCAGTAGCAAGAAGATCATGAGGTTCAGCACATTCCACAACACCATGAGGAACATCATCAATTAACTCATAACTGTAAGAACTAACAGATTTACCTTCAATTGTTCTAACAACAGCAGATATACCATATCCTTCAGTATCAGTGTTATCAAAGACCAAACGGTCATTAACCTGATAACTATCACCTGGGTTCTCTACAACAAATGATGAAACAGCAGCATCCTCAAATTTAGTCGTTGTTTCAACTTCAATATCAACTTTAGAGTCAAATCTAACTTTAGGGAAGTAGTCAAATAATTCTAACTTGTTTTCTTCAAGTAAAGATCCAACATCTGTAAGTTCTTCAGCAGTTGTTGTAGTATTAGTGATTTCATAGGTAGCGCGGAAACCGACGTACTCAATGTCAGTAATATTAGCACTTTGTGAAGTTCCGTTATTATCATAAGTAAAATCTAGTCCAATATATTGATCATAAGTGCCATCAAATGCCTTATGGAAATTTTCATTAGAAATTGCTCTTACTAGAGCAGTATTAACTCCAAGTCCGTTATGAAGAACTTGTACAGTAATTGCAGTAGTGCTAGGAGCAAATTGACCGTTATTGGTAACAAATGCAGGTACAACATACTGTTGACCTTCTGCCATTGCAATGGTAGACTGATCATATGTTAACCTGAATACTCTATCATCTTGACGAGTTGCTAAACGATCTCCATTTTGTTGGTAATTAGTATCAATTACTTGGTCACCATCAGCATCTTCCCAAATTGGGTCAAATGTTAACTCTAAACCATCTTCTGTAGTTAAGAGATCAGCAGTTGCGTTAGGTGTACGTTCAACATCAATGTCAACATTCTCATATGGGTCTCTATAACGAATAACACCAGTAGGAATATTTTGCTGAACAGCAGTTGCAGCAAGGTTCCACTTATCTACACTAGAGTTAAAACTAGGACCAATAATGTATGGGAATACTGGATTACCATCTTCAGTAGCATCAATAGTAATGAAATACCCATAAACACCTTCTGGGAATTCAGGAGTCTTACCAAAACGACCATTATAGCGATCTAAGTCACCAACACCGAAGTTATAAGTATAATCTTCTACAAAAGTACCAGCAGGGAATGTATTAGTAGGTGCAGTTCCATAATATGAATCTGGGATACCATCATCATTACTATCAGTTAGAATTACAGTTTCTCTACCATAAGCATCAATTGCAGGTAATACAGGACCACCAGTTCTAACTGGAACTTGATTAGTTACAGAGTTATATACTAACTCAGTTTTAAGACTATAACTAGGTTCTAAGCGACGTACATTTGAAGATTGGTCAGTAGGATCAGCATATCCATAAGGACCATAAATTGGGTTACCATCATATGCCCATCCAAGAATAGGTGAGTGCTCAATGTTAGAAGTTGCTTCAGTTAACTTACCATTAGCATCTTCAATCAAATTATCACCAAGAACGTATCTAAGTCTCTTAGGATTGCTTAAGTGAGCATATTCACCACCATATTGGTTGTTTAGACCAGAGAAAACAGATCCTTGAGCATCATCAAGAACAGTAGTAGGAATATACCCACCTCTTGTCTCATTTCCGACTTGTAATGGTTTTTGCTCAGGACCAGCAAGGTTATAGTTCCAATCTTGAACAGAAGCGGTAAATTTAGCATCTTTACCAACTGAACTTAGAACAATGATTGTAGTTCCTGATTCGTAGTTAATACCACGGTTACTGATAGTAATACTTGTAACACGACCAGCATTTTCTCCATCAGTGTCAATAATTGCTTTAGCAACAGCACCAAATCCAGTACCATATATTTCTACTGTAGGAGGTGTTGTATATCCATTACCAGCGTTAATAACAGCAATTGAGATAATTCGTCCATTATTAACGATTGCTTGTGCCTGAGCACCAGTACCAGAACTTAGAGTAGCAGTTGGAGATGAAGTATACTCAGTACCAGCAGCAGTTATGTTAACAGTCTTAATTGGACCTCTAACAGATGCAGTAGCAGTTGCACCAAGACCACCGCCACCTACAATAGTGATTTCTGGTTTAGATGTATATCCAGTACCACCATCATTGATTAGAACTCTTGAAACTGCCTTATTAACAACAACAGCAGTTGCAGATGCTCCAGATCCACCTCCACCAACAATAGAGACTAGAGGAGGTTCTGTATAACCAGATCCAGCAGCATCTACGTCAATTGCAGTAATAGAACCGTTAACAACTACATTACCTGTTGCTCCTGTACCGCCACCACCAGAAAGTGTTAAATTTGGAGGTGCAGCAGCATCATATTCAGATCCAGCAGCATCAATGCTAATAGCAGTAACTTTACCAAATATTTTCTTTAAATCTGACTTATAAGACCATACAGAAACACCATTTACCCAAGAACCAGTTGCACCTGGGTTAATTGCGTCTTTTGTTGAAATTGTTTGAGAAATTCTTGGGAAACGAAGCAATTTACGCTGGTTTCCTGGAATAAGTGCCTGACCTTCAAATGGACCTACTTTATAGTTGGGAATACCTGATGCAGCAACATAAACGTAGTCATCATTGAAGAATGTGTTCTGAATGTTAGTAGTATAGATGCTAATAACGTTATTAACAGATTCAACGTCAGATTTACCTCTGTTAAGGTCAACAGAGATCAAAATGTTACCTTGAGGGATTGTAGAACCAGGTTGTGCTAATTCATACTTAAATACTGTTGCAGATTCTCTAGATTGAACCAAATAGGTTCCATTGTATACAATTGGGTTTGCACCATAGATTGTTACCTGGTCTCCTACCAAAAGTCCATGTGGGTTACCACAAGTAACAGTTGCAGTCTGATTATTCAGTCCACCATACTCAATACTAGTAACAGAAACTAATTTTTTAACGTTATAGTTCCAAGTATCAAGCAATTTAGATTCTTCAGAAGCACCTAACTTAGAAACTGTTAATTTGTCTCCAGGAAGGTAATAACTACCATCATCTGTTAAAGTTGTGTTCTCTGCCTTAACAATACCAACTAATTTAATAGTAACTTGAGTTTCTTGCCCATAGTTAACATAAACATAGAAATTGGAGGTTACTTCAGTAGCAGAATCCCAATCATCTACTACACTATTAACTGAACGAGTACATTCAATGAACTGGTTAAGTGATTTCTCTTTGTAACGGATTAATTCATTACCTACAAGAATCTCACCGTTCCTTTCTGGCCAACCAATAGTAGAGTCAACTGTAATAACACTATCAGTTGCACTAATACCTTCAGCAAGTTTTGTCTTGTATGGAATTGTAAATGCACCAGTAATAGTCTCTTCTGACAGTACAATCTCAAATATTTCTAATTCTGAAGTCTTAATTGAGATAAAGTTCTCAATTAGAGCAGATGCATCCGTAATATTAGGGTCTACATTATCAGAGAATTGCTGAATTAAACCATCAGAAAGATTTGCTGCATCACCTTCAGTAATTACACAACGAAGGATAGTATCAACCTGCCAAGTAGCAGCAGATGGTTTAACAATCTGTTCTTTAGGGTAAGATACACTTACATCCTCACCATAAAGAATTTTGAACAAATATGCAATAGATTTAGGAGTTCCTTTTGCAGAATAGAACGTCCTAATGTTCTTAATAACTGTATTGATATTAATTGTATTAAGATCAATCTTAGGAATGTCTGGAAGATACTGTTCTGTGAATTTAGACAACATCTTCTCAATAAAGACACCATCTAGACACTTAACAGTACTTGTAAGTACAGGATGAACTGCTGGATAGGTTTTATTCTCAAATATAGCATTTCCGTCTTTATCATATCCTACAAGACCAGAAACACCACGAGCACAACCAATAAACTGTGCTTTAGTATAAGCAGAACCTTCTTCTATAACTTTAAATCCAGTAACTTCACCAAATCCGACTTCAGCAGATGCAGTAGCAGAAGGTGGTCTCTGAATTATGATTGTTGGAGGTTCAGTAATACTATATCCAGTACCAAAGTTGGTAATGTTAATATCAGTGATTTGACCGTTGAATATTGAAGCAACAGCAGTTGCACCAGTACCACCTATAAATTGACCTGAATTATCCTTCCTATTGTCTACAACGTAGATTGAAGGAATATCAACATAACCAGAACCACCAGAAAGTAGTTCAATATCAACCACACGTCCAGTGGAGTCAACAGTAACATCAAGAATTTGAGCAGCACCTGGGTCAATTATAGCGATTCTAGGAGCAGATGTATAACCTCTACCTCTATTAACAACACTAAATCCACTTACTGAACCATTTGTCAATGTAGCAGTAATTTCTGCCTGTACAGGATCAGCACCAGTAGGAGCATCAACATATACGGTAGGAGGAACAGTATAACCTACACCACCTGATAAAACCTCTATAGAAGCAGGATCTACACCATTATTAGAATCAAGAGTAGGTTGACTTAGTTTACCACCACCAGGATCCTTAAAGACGATTCTAGGAGTAAATGTATAGTTACTACCTGAGTTATCTAACTCAATAGAAGTTACAGTTCCATTTTTAACTTTTGCCTTTGCAGTAGCATAAACACCACCAGCAGCAGTTGGAACCTGAATATCTACGATAGGTGGTTGTAAATCACTATAACCAGCACCACCATCAAGTAGAGTTAAATTCTTAATACCATTTACAAGTGATTCAGCAGATGCACCACCACCAGAAGTAGTCGTAACTACAGTAACAGCAGGAGGATTGGTTAACCTATAATCTTTACCACCTTTTTTAACTTTAATACCTGAAAGTTTTCCAGCATTATCAATTTGAGCAACAGCAGTCGCTCCAGTACCAAAACTAGTAATTGGTGCCTCAATTGACCCAAGATATGCCCTTTCATCAGCACTAGGAGCAGTTTTGAGTTTTAAAGTCTGTTTAAGTCCATCACTAACAACAGAATAGTCAACATAAGGAATAAGCAGTTTATCACCAATAATAACGTTCAAATATACCGTTAAAACTGGAGTATAACTAACTTCTGAATTTTCTAAGTTAAATTCAGTCTTAGAACTGTTAAATTGACTAGCAATTGGGTCTAAAACCTGTACAGAATCCTGCAAAAATCCTTTTAAGTAGAAAATCGCAGTTTCTTCTACAGAGTCGGAAGGGTTAGGTGATCTTGGAGGATCTTGGAATATTATGTCTGTACCACTAATAGTGAAGTCTACTGTTGGAATTAGATACTTACCAAACAGTCTTACTACAATATGATCAGCACTTGGAGGTGCAATTGGAGCATTTTCCGAAGCTAATGGAAATGACCTCTGAACACCGTTAAATGTTAAATATGGACTCTGTAACTCAATCCACTTTTCCCTGAACTCTGGATAGGATACACCGTCTGTTAAGGAGACTTCTGGTGATTTATCTGCCTTTTCATAGTAAATAATCTCATCATTTACTAAGAGCGAACCATTACTCTCAGCAAAATCATCAACACTCTCTACAGTTATAACATCTGCCGTATTAGTAACCTCTTCAAGTAAAGATGTTTCACTTTGAATTAGGTTAAAATCATACTCGTCTATATTCAGGTAATCCCTGAACTCATTTACAATATTTTGGGGTTGACCAGTCTTTTCCTGACCCTTATAGTAATATTGTAAGAACTTCTCAAATGCTGGATAATCAGCCCTGATAAAATCAGGCAACTGATTAAGGACATTCTGTGATACCTTATTAGTTGTACTTGTCATTGATTATTTTTGGTTCAGGCTCAGAAACACGCCATATTATTGAGGTCACCAGCGTTATCAATAGTAACTGGGGTAACCACAGCAGGGACTACGGCATACTGCTCAGGGTTAAGATTATTTAGCGGAATTGTAGCAGGTGGAAGGGTTCCAATTGGCACAACCGTGATATCAGGTGTCGGAAGAGAAATAATAGTACCAGGAGTATCTGGTCTGACTTCCGATGGGTTTTGTGGAATAACTTGGACTGGTAATTTACCGCCACCTGGGGGTTCATCTATCGCAACAGGTCCGAAACAAACCTTTCCTGTAAGATAATTGATGCTACCAGCAGAGTTATTGGTATAAATCTTGCTTGAACCACTATTATAGTAAGTTCTCAAATTACCAAATCCATCATCTTCAAAATACTGGACTACAGTTGGTCTATCAGTGGTAATGAACTGTCCAGATCTAATGATTGGTTCTTTATAACAAGTAGAACCGCTACCACCAGTTCCATCACCACTATCATTAGAAGGATTTGAATCATACAATGGTTGTCCAAAGTCAATACAGTAAGTATCAACAGAACCAGTATTAGCGTTCATATTCATATAACGCATCAACGTAGTTTGTACGGATGCTGAATCAATAGAAGCATCTGATAAACCGATTGCTTTATTGAATTTAGATAATGAGAACGAAGATTCAAAGTTGTTTATATTCTCTTGAGAGGCATATTGCTCAATAGCACCTAATACAAGAGACTGTAATTCTGAAATACTCTTACTAGTTTTAGTTGGATCGTAGAGTACAAATAGATTGTTAGCAACATAAAGGAATGATGGGTCAATAATGACTGGTTCAATGGATGCCATTGAATATGCCCTTAAATCCTTCGCAATTGACAATTTTGTCGCATTATTGAGTAAATTACCTGTTTTTGTCTTAATTGCGACGTAAACTTTACCATAAACAGGTGGATCTAGCTCATCTCCACCAAAAGCAATGACACTTTCGGCATTTGAGTAAACTTTTTTGGTAATAATTGAATAATCTTGTGATGTTACCGCCCTAAGTTGAGTCGTATAGTCCCTAGGAGCAGTGTATTTGATGGACTCAATGGATTCAACAGAATCACCGAATTGAGACCTCTCATTGACTGTTAGACCTGTCTCTACGATGCTATCAATTGTTCTAGCATACTGGTCTTCTATTTCTCCAACAAAATCAAAATCCTGAACGTCATTAGCAGCAGCTTCATGACTCTTGACGTATGATATGTTAATAACTTCACCATCTTGTAGTTTCCTTCCAATGACACCATCACCAAAGATGATCTCATACCTTTGGTCTTCAGTTTCACTAAGGAAATACACCCTGGAGTCTGCTTTAATGTTCGTTACGTCCTCACCAAGCACATAAACGTCTTCTTGAGTGGACTGAGCATTAGGTTTAACAGTAATCCTAAGTGTAGAAGTATCAACTTTATCAGTTGGAACCAAATATTTCTGTTTTTTGAAGGATGATACCGTATATCGGTAAGTTAGAATGCTTCCTTCATAAATTACGGTCTTATTAAATAATGCTACTCCATTAATGTCAGTAACAGCATTAACATCCTCAAGTACGTTGAATGTATATGCTCCACCAGTAGCAACAATACCCTTTTTAAGAGACACATACTGAGGATATGCATCATTCAGCAATTCTGTCTGTACACTGAACGATACACACGCTTTTGCTGCCCTAGAAGACCTTGGAGTATAGTTTAGAGTCTTTGCTAGACTTACAACGTTATCCCTGACTGTAGCGGATGAGAGAAAGGTCTCATTAACCGCCATGTTAGCATTGAATGCTGTATAGTAAGTATTATAAGCAAGAACATCAACCAAATACGACAAAGTAGACCCTTCAAAGTCATAATCCGTAAACTCATCACGAGTCCTAAGATAATCTTTGATTGAACTCTTAATAGAGTCAAAATCCATTGCTGTAAGGTTATTTGGAATCATTATTCCGCCCGTTGTAAAATAAAGTCTATAGTCTGCGTTAGAGGTTGACCGACAATACGATATTCAACGTCTACTCGTAGTTCATGATAATCATCTAGTGCTGTTATCTCAACACTAATAACTTCTACCCTAGGTTCAAAATTCCTAAGAGTATTAGTAATCTCATCTTGTAATGTATCAACTGTAAATGCATCTAAAGGTTCAAACAATAATTGATATACTTTAGAACCAACCTCTGATTGAAATAATTTCTCTCCTGGTGATGTTAGAACTAAGTTTTTCATTGCTTGTTTAATGGCAGCTGCATTCTTCAAAACAATAAGGTCTTTCGTAACTGGATTCTTTGCAAATGAATTTGCAAGATCCTGAAAACTACGAGAGACCTTAAGGTTCTTTGATGTTATTGTCTTTAGTGCCACTATACGCTATAAAATGTATATTTTAGAGTTAACTCCTCCATTGGACCTATTGGTTTAATTACTTCTATAAAGTATCTTCCATCCTCATATTCATACTTTGCACAATTAGGATTATCACTGTGATTAATAAAACCACCTAAAGGAGTGCGTATAATTTCATCATGTAGAATAATGTGGGATAAACCAAGTTTGGTTCCAACTGCAAGGTCTTTTCTTGAGAAAAGTCCCTGACCAGCAACAGGACTCTCACTAACGAAGAGTCCCTCTGGTAAAGCTTGATATGTCACTTTATCATTATATCTCTTTTTATTTATGCACCTTGTCCACGGTATCTCTTTTTTGCTTTATTGCGAGATGTCGCAGAGAGCTTTGTGTTCTTAGATTTACCTTGTCTCGTCACCTTCGCAGGAGGTGCGGCATAATCTGAATTGTTATAAAGTGCCATTAATTAAGGACCGATCATTACGTTTGGACTACCCTGAGCAATCACAGAAAGGCACGGTGGACCTAATTGGTCACCAACCTTACCCATTGCTAACTTATTAGCAAAAACTGTCTTTGTAGTGGCATGCATCACTCTTGTGTGACCAATACCTTTCTTATCTTCAGAAGCAAGCATACTACAATTACATACTTTAGGTCTAGGTGGTGTTTTACCACAAGGACCAACCATAATGATATTTGTACTTGATGCTCTATGCACTGTTAATACGTCCTTATCCAATATTGGTAAGATGCTATTAACAAAAACATTTCTCACATAAGGAGCAAATGGTGCTAAGACAGTAGGTGGCCAAAAACAAACAGCATTTTTAACCGCTACAGATTTAGTGCTACATGTTAAACAAGTAGTACCACAACCAAACCAACCATGAATGTGACCACTAATGGCTACACCATGCCCAGAACAGTTTCCTCTATAAATCGCCGCAGGGACTCCCATATTATACTCCTAGGTACACTTAAAGTCAAATGGATTGCCAGCTTTGTCACAAGCTTGTCCAAATAGATAGGCACTATTAGTCAAATCGTTATAAACCAATATTTTACCTTCAACATTGAAAGCTTTACAACCTTCACCAAATGGTCCTGTTAATGAAGAACTATATGAAACATTTCCGCTATTGGAGGGTTGACCAGAAGTACCAAAACATCCACCTGATGTATTGTCTCCACAACCACGAGGGTTTAACGGTTCCCATGCCAATTTAACGTTTATATTAGCAGTTATTCTAGAATCAGGTATGTATTGTCTCAATAGGTATTTAGTATACGCAGAGGCACATGGAAGGTCGTAGAAAGTACCGTGAACAGTACGTACTTCCTCTTTATCAAATTTGACTAATTTCTTGCCTGAAGATGTTACTTCGGGTGCTTCTGAGTTTAAATCTATAAACTCATCCTTACGAATCTTGTCAGCATCAACAAAATCTTGCATTGTACCTGCTTCAGAAGCAAATCCCCCTGCTCTAAGTCCTTCTCCCATTCTATCATCCAAAGTTCGCCATCTTAGGTCTTCCATATCCTCTCTATCGGGCAAAGCACGTCCTACTCGCTCAGTTCTGATCACATTTGGTAAGCGTTTTAGGTCTTTTACCTCATTTTGCTGAAATTGATGCGTAACATCAGTGTAAGGAGCCTGTCCCATACCCTTTCTTATGTCATCCATCGTTAAATTTGTCTGAAAATACAGTCTGTCTAGTCCATCTGGCATATCTTCTGCGGCACGTTGCATTATTCTCTTATAATGATCGTAATCATTGATCTCAGTACCCTCAGTATTGTAATCTTTTGGTGATAATCCACTCGCAGTCACACTATCAACGAAGACCTTATCGCTAAAACGTGGTATTGATGTAATTTCTGGCCGTGCTAACGCTTCATTTAGCGGTTCATTTTGAGGATCTTCCTCATATGTGGTGCTTGCTGCGTAAAGTTTCTGTTTTATCTCCTTATGAGTCATCGGAATTGCAATATCAATCAATTCACCTTGCGGATACATGGATCCACTGGATTTAACTGATAAAGATGTTAAAACTCCACTAGTAAATTCGTAGTCTATGACTGCATCTATCCCAGTTTCCTTTAAAGGATGTGCAATTGTGACTATCGGTTTGCTATTTAACTTATTCCAACCCATACCACCATCAGCAATCTTCATAGATTTGATTTGTCCGTTCTCAATCTCTATATTAGTGATCTCTGCTCGTGTTTTTATTGCTGGACCTGTATTAGTTCCATCACATGTACTGTTAACAGTAAAGGAAGTACCATTAACTGCGGTAATATATGAGTTTTCTGCAAAGAATCCTGCTCTAAAATTGTATCCTACCTTAATCCACTGCGTATCTGCACCATTGACTAGTGTAACTGTACTACTTCCTTGAGTAACCATTACATCAAGTTTCTTTACACACGTAGGTTGACGGTAATCATTGAAAGAATTAGGTTGTCTATTCAAGTCTGCGGTCATATATTGCATAGACTTGTTACGAAATTCAAAGAGACCACCCAAAAATGCGCGATCTGGAATGCCAAATCCCGCTAAAACCGTAATTTGATTACCTCTAGAGGTCGTATATGTAGTATCTTTCGCAAAATCACTGCCATCTCCGCTAAGTTCCGCAATATGATAGTTAAAATTGAGATCCATGTGCTTCACTTTCTCAACTATATGCCCATTTACGGTATCTGCTGCATTTAAAAGCGCATAATTTGCATAAGGGTTACTTGTTTGAACATCACCAATAGCAGTAACTGCCAAATTAAAGTCAATACTACCCGCACCACCTATAGGTATAGACAAGTTAAAGTTATCACCTACCTGATAGTTGATACCAGCATTCATTAATTCGTCAATATAGATCGTACTACCAACAATAGTTGCAGGATCACCAGTCGTTCTAGGCTCATAACGCATTTTAATACGCAATCCTGTACCAGTACCACTATCCAATTCATCAAATACTAGGATATATGACGCACCAATGTCATCTGGATCACTCCAAGGGTTCTCTGGACAGTCTATGGGTATACCATTTGAACTAGTTCCTTCCCAACAATCCGTAGCACTACCACTAGTAGGTGTTATAGAGAAATCTACTGGTCCTTGAGGTGGTGTAGTAGGTATTCCATCCTCATATCTAAAAGCAATAGCATTAGTACGTGTACCAGCAGTCCATATAGTAGGAAAAGGATCTCTACCTTCTACAAGACTACCTTCTGCTGTTGTATACTCTACAGTAGTTGCACCTGCTTCACAGGTAAAACTCTTACAAGGGTGACATGTTTGACCCCATGATGATGTACTACTAGTAGGATTACCATCTCCATCAGTACCACTAGTTGTTTCATCTGTATCTTCTAGGAAATAACAAGGATATCCTGCTATAGGACGTGATGTATCAAACAAGTAGTAGAACCATTGGTCTCCCCATAGAGGTTCAAATGATATCCCTGAAGGATATCTACTCATAACACCATATAATGCAGGGTTGGATCCTCCCAAAGATATTATAATCTTTCCACAATCACCACCATTGCCACAATTGAAGGGTGGTGGAGCATCATCCTGTTCACATATAGTTCCACAGTACATTACAAGGTCTCGTTCCCACTCAGGAACGTTTACTTCCTCATATTGTGTTTTATCTACTCCATCTATAGGATCATATCTTTCATGTTGAAATGGAACACCATTAGTTACCTCATCAGGTAAATTGGTCATGTTAAGTTGACCCGTGTAGATATTACCACTAGGGTCGCATCTAGCACAGTGCTTACTATTTCTCTCAGCATTCTTATTGGTATTACACCCCACCTAGTTTATCCTCCAAAGCAGTAAGTCTCTTTCCATGATCGGTACGAGGTGCAGGATGTGCCTGTTCCTCAAGTTCTTTCAATTTCTTATAGATCAGTTCAAAGTTCTTACCAATATTTAGATGTTCCCCTTCACCTGGAGGTTTATACATGAATAAATCTTGGTCTATTGTGGGCATTTCATTTAAAGTTTTAATGCATGCACTTATTAATTCCTCATCTTCACGTAGTCTACCCAAGATATTCTCAAACGTTTTGCATATGGCATCGTGCGCCATTGAGTTGTCTAACCAGAGACTAACACTTCTTTCCTGCATCCATGCTGGAATAGCACCTTCAATAGGATCTGTTAGATTAACGTCTTCTTTACTGAACATGTTTCATAATAATTGCAGAGATCGCGGGGATCGCGCCCCACTATTTTTCGTCAAGTGACCTGTATACTAATAATGTTCCATCACCTTCGTCATCATACTCCAAGTGATCACCAGGACGCCACGAGAGGTCTTCTGTTAGGTCTTCAGGTAGGTTTAGATACAATCTACCTTCATCGTCCTCTTGCAGTGTTAATTGGAATCTTTTCATGTAGGTTCGCTCCATCCTTTTTCTATGCTTGCTTTCACATCTGCGGATGCATTCACCTTATGTAGCAGAGAACTACAGTAATCTCGTCTACCTTCTGCCATATCTAGCGTAGCGTGTCTGGAATCTACGATCTTTTCTGAGGGTGTCTGAAAAAATACTGTGTATTGTGCCATTAGAGAGGTGCTATAGAATAATCGCGTATGTTAGGTTTGTACTTCTCCCATCTTAAGATAATCTCTTTAGAATCTTTCACTCCCGATCTTACCATGTCATCGGCAAAGGCATACATCTGAGTTGCCAAGTGCTTCTCATGGTGGATTAAAGTCTCTAGAATAAACGTTCTAGTATCTTGGAGGGATTGGGTGAATTCCATTTGATCCTGTGGGGGAATTTTTAGTAGGCAAAAAAATTTTGGTCTACCCTGTACCAAACACGCAATTTTTATTTATATCTCTGGCGTTGGGGAACCTTTGTAGGTTAGGGTAGTAAGTCTTTTTAATATAAGGACGGCCGCCCCAACCGCCGAGATCCCTTAGTATGACTGCGATTTGGGGTGAGTTCTTTACATTTAGTGAGTGTGATTGCGTGTACTATGTGTTAGGCAACCTCTAAGGATTGCCCATCTAATAGTATCATTCCGTCAAAGAAAGATTCGGTAGCATTGTGATAACTAACAAACCAATTCCATTGCTTTTGGAATACTTTAGCACCGTACTTTACCTCTTCTAAAATAGCATTTAGGCGAGATTTTGTCGTTACTGTTTCATAACCACAAGAGTCTAATTTGACTGCTTGAGTGTTATGATCAAAAGTCGCAATTTGATGCCCGTGGAGATAAACTTGTGAGCAATTTGTACTAGGGTTAAATGTTACTGAAGTGTTGGAAGATTGCCAGCAGTTCTTGTTAACAATTGCCCTGTTCATTTGCTGTTCAATTTTTCTCATTTAGTGCTTTGCTTGTTTACTCCTTAAGTATAACCCGCCTAGGGGTACAGTTCAAGTTACTTTGTGCCACTTTGTGAACTGTCTATAATGTCAATAAACCAACCGATTGATTTGATATAATCAAGGGGTGAATGTATCGGCGAATTATGTCTATTTTCGCCTCTACGGTTTCTAACACTATCCATATGCAATTCAAGGTCTGAGAGTGTATTAAACGTGCCCTGAATTACCTCTTCTGAGTTATACAAACGGTATTGCATTTTTGGTTCAATTGTTTATAGGAACGTGGTAAAGATACCCCTCTGATAGTAAATGTTCTGCTCTACGGTTTATGTTAAAGTTTTCCACATGTTGCTCAGTATCTAACAAGAACTGTAGCAGGTCTATCTCATCACTTAGTGGGAAAAGTTGCTCGTTTCGTTGTAACCATCTGCTGTACAGTTCTTTATACTTAGTGGTCAAAAACATGTGGAAAACTTCCTATAAGTGTTTTGATATTACCATTATACCAGATATACTTAGGGATGTCAAGTATTTAGTCTAATGTGACATTTTACTACGAAAGATTGACAATCCTTAGAGAAGTCGCTAAGGGAACGATTGTTCTGCTTAATTAACATTATTCCGTAGACTTTTCCACAGGGTTGTTAATAACTCTACCATATATTACGAATACTAACTAACAATTAAGTATTACATATATAGTCCTAGTGAGTAACACTTTATGTCTTTAATCTATTCCATTACAAATACAATCAATCAGAAGAAATACATTGGTAAAACATCAAGAACTATTTCACAACGTATTAACGAACATAAGCAAATTGCATCTGGTAATAGTAACAATAAGGGTGCAATTCATCATGCTATTAGTAAGTATGGTATTGAAAACTTTTCTATTAAGTGTATAGAAGAGTGTGATACTAATAGAGAAAATGAGCGTGAAATCTATTGGATTAAGATGTTACAAACCCATGTACAATATGGTAAAGGTTATAACATGACTAAAGGTGGAGATGGTATTACTTTAGCACGTGAAGATTGGGGCAAACATATACATTCAAAACCTGTAAGTAAGTACGACTTAAATGGTAATCACATGGAAGATTACGACTCTATGGGATTAGCGTTAACTGCAATCCTTGGGAAAAGTAAAAGATTACATGGTAAATCTGCTATTAGAAAATGTTGTACTGGGGGACAATCTTTTGCATTTGGTTATAGATGGAGTTGGAAAGATTGTCCTCTCCCAGATGTTAGTCACTTACGTGATTATTCCA